ATTCATCATCATAATCAGTATCAAAGATACGTGCAACCATATCGACGATATTTTCCTCAATGTCTTCCGTAGATCCGGTTACTGCATTAGCGATATTTTTCTTCTCTTGAATTATGCGATAAACTTTTTCATCAATAGTTCGCCGACCAAGAAAGTAGTAACAGGTAACCGAGTCCTTTTGCCCGATACGGTGTGCCCGGTCCTCACATTGACAACAGTCAGCGTATGTCCAAGGAAACTCAACAAAGGCAACATTACTAGATGCAGTAAGCGTTAAACCAACTCCTGCCGCCTTTATTGAACAAATGATAATATCCGCTTTAGGATTGTTCTGAAAGGCGTCAACCGCTCTTTGTTTCTCATCCTGTGAATCTCTACCGGTAACCGATACAGCGGTAGGAAAGTAACGTTTCAACTGGTCTACAACTTCATGAAGTGAACAAAAGAGAATAATCTTCTTCCCATTCTCCCTGAAGTCTTTCACAAATTCAATAACATCACGTACTTTGCCACGAGCAGAAATTTGCCGGAGAATATTGATACGTACCATCACTTCACCACGTAGAGCCTTTTCTATCTTATCATCGTCAGCATCCTTGTATTTCTGTAGATACATAATAAGGTCGCGTTCTGCATCCATATACTCTTTGCGATTTGTAATTTCGCAAGTATTAACCTGACGTATCTTATCCGGAAGGTCTGTAAGAACAAGAGACTTTTCACGACGAAACATACAATACTGCCAAAGATTGAAATTCAGTTCTTTCAAATTAGAAGCCTCTCTTTGTCCGGAGCAGTATCGGTTAACAAATGGTTTATAGCCACCAAAATCCTCCATACGGTTTAGAATCGCCAGCTGTGGAATCAAATCTTTAGGCCGATTTACTACCGGTGTTCCAGTAAGCTCTATCACCCATTCTTTGCCGGTGCATATCCCTTTACAGAATTTAGCCTGCTGGGTAGATGCAGATTTGCAACGGTGACTTTCATCAATGATAACTGACTTGAATAAATTGATTGAGTTTCTAAATTCTACATCTCTCAACGTCCAGCCTTCGGACTTCTTTATACGTTGTACAAAGTACTTTTTTAAAGACTCATAATTGACTATAAATACCTGATGCATTCCTGTTTGAAAGAAAAAAGTCCAAGTATCACGTACTTTATCAGTTAAGATCATTGCTTTTTTGTCCGTAAACTTCTCCCATTCACGCATCCAGTTTATTTTTAATGAAGAAGGACAAATAACAAGACAAGGAAAAGCACTAGCGATATTAATTGTTGCAATACTCTGCAATGTATTATGAGTTACTATATAGCTATCCGTCAGGTATAAATGATCAAGTGACGACACTTTAATACACTGCTGTTCAAAGTCTCCAATATACTCTACAGATTTGATATAGCGTGTAGTCTGAAAAGATTTATTCCGATTCCAATCTTTTATTTTATATGATTGTTCACTAAAAGGACAAAACTCAGTCCTAATGTTAACTTGGAATTCAATAGTTTTAGCATCATCAGTCCTATTATACATATGAGGTATGGCAATGCCCCCTAATGATTGAACTAACTCCATTATATCTTTTACCAATAAGACAGATGTTGTGTGGAATATAGTTCTATTCTTTATACAGCTACCATCTGTATCCATTAGCCCTCTCAACAAATCAAGTCTTTGGTTAACAGACCCTTGAAGATATTCCTTCGGGATAAATTTATCCTTACTTAATATTTCAAGTTTCATTCTTTTTATTTCTTCTCTATACAGGTGAATTTTACTACTATCTTTTATGATTTCATAATGTATAATAGTATCATAAGTAGATGAACTTATTTTCAACCCAGATATCAACTCATTATTAATTTTACCAATAATAAAAGATTTGTCTCTAGGAAGGCTAAACTGTATTTTTTTATGATTCAATCCTGCGTCACCAATTATAGCTCCCATCGTATATGATGGGATTATAAACCTTTTATGTGCATATTGAACGGGATCACACACAGGAATTTCCCATTTAAAGGAAGGCTTTCTTTTAGAAACATCCCGCTTAGGATTCATTTTATTAGTTAGTCCTAAATAAAGCAATTCTTGCAATGATTTTACCGTCCAACCCATTCCACGTCTTCTTCTATTTTGATCGCGTACGCACCAAAGATGCTCAAGATTACAATCAACATGAGAATTATCATTCATGGTAACTCTATATGTTTTTCGAATTCCTTGAGGATAAATTGCTTCTACCGTTTGAATACTTCCATCTTTAGCAAAAATCTTGTCTCCAACTTTAATCTCTCCCATTTTAATCCACCCTGAAGGGGTGGCAATAAGCGTATAAAGCGGATTTGCTTTTCCGAGTCCCGGTTCATCGCAATTCATAAACCGTTTTAGTTCCAGTCCTCGTGCAATGCCTTTAAGTTGATAAGGATAAGGCTGAATCTTTAAATTGTGCGGTACGGTTAGATCCGGCAGTTCCGGAATATCATAAGCGATATCTTCCTCCTTTTTTTCTGTACCGTTTACCCAATTTATATTCTCAAACTGCTGTATTTGATAAATCATCCTTTCAAGCTCTACCCTACTCCTTGTCGGGACAATCCAAACTTTTTTAGCACCATCAAAACGTCTACCGGGAATCTGTCTGACCCGATCTATTATTGAAGTCTTATATTTGAATGATAATTCGAAATTATCTCCTTTTAATTCAATATTCATGATTCAGAGTATTTAGCAGGGGGAATTATCCCCCCTGTGATGATTGATTATGCGGTTGCGTCAAGAGGTACAGGCGCCTCTATTTGTTTTTTACGTCCTCTTTTTTTAGGCTTCTCTTCTTCCAGTACAACAGCTTCTTCCGGTTCATCCGTTTCGAAATCAAGCCGCTCTTGTCTGACTCCCCATTTCTCATCAAACAGATAACTTTCAACTTCCGCATCACAAGCTGCAGCATCAATACTCAATTCTTCATAGTAAGGGTAGTCTGCATCAAGGAGAGGAACGAAGATTTTCAGGTCAACAACTTTGCCGGACTGAAGAAGTTTAGCTCCCATGATGGTAATTCCAGAAACACCATCGACGCTGTCATTTGCATAGCCCGTAATGATATAGTTTTCCAGAGTCTCTGCATAGCCCGGAGAAGTAAAGCTATCTTTGTTGATATTAGATGCCTCTGGCTGCTCACACAATACAACGAGATGTAATTTAAGCCGGCTAAATGCTTCTCTTAAATCACTGTGGATGATCTGATCGCAGCTCTTGTTAATTACATTCGTGTAGTTCGCTTCCGAGAAACGCTCATTGTACACTACATTCAAGCGGTCTTTTTTGATAACCGCCTTCTTGATCTCATTTTTTACTTGTTCCATAATCTTCTTTAGTTGATAAAGTGATAATACTAAATGCTGATACAACTCCCATGACGGCAGCCGTAGTTATTTCTCTAGTCGTTGCATCTTCTCTTTGAGAAAAAGATAATGCCGTAAACAGACCGATAACGGCTAGCCCGATTGTGATTCTTTTTAAGTTTTTCATGATGATTGCTTTTTATTGTTATTATACATTCCGGACATTTTCATTTCTTCTTTTGCTTTACTTATCACAGTTACACACCACGATAGTTGATGCGTTGCCGTCCGATTGCAGCGTTCGCACCAGTCTACCAAATATCGTTCTTCCCTACATAGAGAGTTAACTAGAGCATTTATGGCCGTCGCTGTTGCTTTCGCATTCTTAGCTGTATCGACAAGCGTCTGCATGACCTCGGATTTCATCGCCTCATTGAGCCAGTATTTTGAGTCTGCAAGTAATTTACCGGAACGGGCAACATATACAGCCAAGTCATTGCCACGTTGTACAGCTTCTGTCGCGTCTTCACTCATAGTCATATTGAGAAATGAATCTATATTGGTTAATTCATCCAATATTTGATATTTAGGTGTGATAAGTAAGTTCATATTGTTTTTATGATAAAATATAATCAGACCATCAATTGCCACCATTTGAAAGCCAGGTCTTCGTACTTTTCTTTTCCCTTGGTATATGTAGGATGATTACGGTCGGTGATAAAATGCTTGAATATCTTGCAATTCTTTTTTGAGATTGCATAAATGAAATCCTGTTCGCTTCCTGCAATATCCATATACCAGGCACGGGATCGGTCCCAGTCAAAGAAATCTATCGCTTCATCGAATTGTGCCTGAGACTCTGCAAAGGTCGTTTTCAGATCGCCACCAAAACCGTAAGCAGATAACCACCAATCCCATTTACAGCGAGTATCGAGGTGATAGGCAAAGTTTCCATAATGGAACTCCTGCTGTTTATTGACCATAAACTTTTGTGTATCAGACTGCGCTAGCACAACAGCAAGAAACTGGTCTTTCTCCGCTTCCTTCCGGAGAGCCCTACGCATCTCAAGTCCTAATTCAAATTCTTCTGTCGTGTACACATAATCATCTACCATCAGCTTGTCATACCGAACACGGTCATTCTCTGTGATAAGAGCGTCTACAAGAGTACCGAACTTGAATGCCTTTTCTTTATCCCCGTATTGAGCACGGGGATAAAGATAATTTTTAAGTTCTGTCAGATCAGAGTTACTGACTTCTGTACGTGAATAATATGAATCGGGATTTGACATAACTATTTAGCTTTTACATCTGCCTCGTAGCTGATGAATTGTGATTCGATATGTTTTTGCTCTTTGCTGTTTGCTTGTTTCTCGCAATAGGTAATCATCTTTTTAAATATCTTCTCCAGTTCCTCAACAGGCAAGGTTTGACCTTCGTTTATCCACCACATTTGGAACACCTCTAAGTATCCCTGTTGGTGAAGTACAATAATTTTTTCTTTCACCTTAGCATTTGTCGGCGGAGGAGCAATAGAAGCGGCAGCACCTGCAAAAAGACTACCGATTGAACTTTGCTGCGCTTTCATTGCAGCTTCTTGTTTAGCTGCTTCTTCCGCTTTTTTTATTTCTTCCATCTGTTTAGCCGTTTCTGCAGCTTCACGTTGTTTGCGTACTTCTTCCGCTTTGGCGGCTGCCTCTGCATTAGCAAGACGAAGCAGCTCCAACTCTGCTAGTTCTTTACGTTTAGACGGAATACGGTCGGTAAGATCTTGCTTAACGTTTAATAACTTAGCCTTATACTGTTGAGCATATTGTTCATATTTACCTTCTAAGATATTTCGGCGAATCTCCTTTTTTGTTTCTTGACTGATATAGTAAGTCGCTGAATCCGCACTAAACTTATCAAAATGAGATTTGGGATAATCGGTCTGAAAGACTGTGATTCCTATAACTTCGCGATCGAAATTCTCATGTGTCAAATTAGAGAAGATGCCCTGTAATTCAGAAACTTTACTTGAAAGATACTGGTTGAAATAAGAAAGAAGGCTGTTCTCTATTGTCTGTTGATAATTTGCTTTCTCTGTCTCAATCCTAGCTCTTTGCTCTGCTTCTTTCTTTCTCTTCTGCTCTTCTTCATATTTGAACTTAGCATACTCATTGCGCTTTGCTACAAGCTTTCCGGGAATTGTAGTAGAATCTTTAGGATCAATCTCTTTTTCCTGTGAAGTGAAGAAAGAACGCACTCTATCAAATATCTGTGTGATAGGTTTACGACGTTCATCCATGTTTTTGATAGTTACACTAACTTTTTTCAAGTAATCAGCTGCAGCTTGGTCTATTGCTTCATTCATACCTTCTCCTTCGATTGTATCAAGGAGAGTTTGACCAGCTTCATTGCATTTCTTAACAGAGCTAGTATTCCTTCCGATGATGTCCGGAAAGGATGAAAGGATGTTTTTTACCTCATCTATTTTGATTAATTCTGTTACCATAATTGTTTTCTTAAATTGGTTAGTAAATACTTAGAAGCCTCCGTTTGCATCATCTTCAGACACTGTTACTTGTACAGGTTCCGGAGCATCTAATTGCTTTTCTTCTCCGAAAGGAGCATTAATGTCATCTACCGTTTGAACAGGTTCATTATTTTTTTCTTCATCTACTAACCCGTAATCAATAACAGGTTCTTCCTGTTGTGTCTCCATAGATGTATAATTGCCCGTTCGTACTTTGGGGTATGCATCGAAAGCGTGTTTAATCATTTTGTTTTCAAGGAATCCTGTATCAATATGTCCACCGTTGGAGGTATACAGAGAGTTTGCCGTTCCTTTGTTTTGCTTGGCTGAAAAAGTAGATAAACGTTTCCAATCTGATTCCATCATCCAAGAGTAATCAACTGACCCGTCATTACGTACAATACGTATAAACACGGCAACCGGCTTGTCTGACTTTCTAGGGAAAGCTCCTTCGTACTCTATAGATTTAGCACCATTTACTCCGATAATAGGGCGGAATTTGTCACCTTCAAATACTACTACAGGATTATCTACATAGCGGACCTGTCCGGCGCGTTGTCGCATATATACTTCACCGTAGGCAGAAACAGTAAGTCCTGCTCGCTTTTCCCACATATCACCGCTAGGAGTCTTTACCTTAACGTTACGGGGAATTAAATAACACTGTGGCCTGCCTGATTGGTCAAGTGAAAGACCATTCACCGCCATATCAAGAAAACAACCAAAGAGGGACAGTTTTGTACATTCCTGTAAAGCTGGCGTTTCAGTCAATAATTTATTGAAATGAAACTTCTCGCGGTTATAAATCTGTTCACCCATTTCTGTGCCCCAAATAGCGTTATACATGCCGACAAACTTCTGTTCAACTTTCTCATTTTCGACAATTTTCGTTGCTGGAAGTGCGTTTAGCTCCTCCACTCTAATTTGAATACTGTTACTCATAATTATTTAAATATTAGTTATTTATTAGTCTCCTTGATATACTCCACGGCTGTATTCTTCCATTAATAGAAGGTCCTCCGCAGTAGGTTGTTTGGTTATATCCATCTTACAAGGTGCCACCTCTGTAGGAGTTGGTTCAGAGCTACATATCCTTTTCTGTTCTTCTCTTGCGTCAAGCTGCTTACCAATGCTTTCCTGTAGAGCCTTTAGCATTTCTGATGACTTCGGTATGTAGGTCATACGGCTAGTTGCATTAGTTGTTTGATAATGTTGTCCGGTACTTTATTATGCAGGTCCATCATTGCGCTGGCTGTTTCCAGTTCTGAACGCTTCACATAATATTTCCCTCGTTCCTTATTATTTGCCGGATAAAACTTGATCCAGGCTTTTTCGCGCCATTCTGTAATCAGGCGTTTTCCGTATATATCTTCCGCTTGTGATATTGTTACTACTTCGGGGAGTAGGCCCAGCATCGTTAGCGTTTGAACAGTTCCAATCTTAATACATCGGGCGACCATCATTTCGAAGCAATTTTCCATAATCTTTAATAGGCTGTTTCTTGTTAAACTTTTGAATGGTGTTGAGCTGATTTACTGAAACACATCTGCATCTCTATGCTATGCTGCCTGATTAATATTGATTTTAGAGTTTACTTGTTATTGAAATAGATTGTTTTTCCTAGCATACTGAAAGAACTCTGCCAAGGAATGGACATCTATACGCCTAAAGGCATTCCGTTTATGTGTACGTACAGTTTCCAATGAAATGCAATACTTATCTGCTATTGCATTTTCTTCCATCCCTTCATAAAATGATCGCATAACGCTTAACTCACGTTCCGACAGTGTACTATTAAATTTTGGTTTACAGATTATTCCTTCATATTTGCATTCACCCTTTAACGGACATTTGACCTCCTCAAAGTGAAAGTTTCCCATCTGATCAATATCCATTGTTGAATCGAACTCACCAAAATTACATTTAAGAAAACGACGTACTATTGAAAATTCAAACCAAGGGATATTATATCGTCGGTCTGTATATTCCAATGATGCTTTCTCCAGTGCTTCTGGCCAAAATATTCCCATTCGAGTTATGATTTCGGAAATAAACTCCCGATTTGACTGTTCCAATTGACGCGTACCACATTCATCGGTAATCATAACTTCACCTTTAGGAGTGAAATAAAATTCCATTCCAGTCATAATCATTCCTCCTTTCTTTCAGGAAATAAGGTTGCGACATCTGATTGTAAGATCTCAGCTACAATCTTTTTTTCAACCATACTGTTAGGTTGAGTATATCCATACATCCAGCAACGAACTGTATGACGATTACGTTGTGTCGCTTCTACAATAGCTGTAATAACATCTTCTTTAGGAGCTGATATGATAACTGGACGACGTTCTGCCTTTGGTAAGGCTGCAAAATACTCTGCTAGGGGTAATTTTTTGAGATTTGGGACAATATTATTGTCTGAACCATTTTTTTTGCTCATATTTGTAATGTTTTAAAGATTACGTTTTAAAATGTTTAATCGAAAGACACGGAGCTCTGAATCAAGTTTCTCAGGCCGGATGCAGGGCTTCCGTTTCTTTACTAAATGAAACTGTTATGAAAAATTTTATCAAGGTGATTGATGCCTATGATATTGAAAAGGTTATCAACATTGATTTTATCCAATCTTTATATAAAGATGAAGATTACACTATTATCCGATTCAGCAAAGATGATTGTATTTACGTCAAAGACTCTTATGAAGAATTAAGTCGTAAGCTTCTTAAATTACCATCTGAAACAAAACCGTCTACACGTAAGACAGGACGAGGTTAAGAATCATCCTTTTTCTTGTACTTCTCCGGAAAGATGGCTTCTTTCTCTTCATCTGATAAGTAAGTAATATACTCTTTGATGAATAGATAGATCCTCTCGGCTGAAGCTGCTACTGCGTTAGATGAAGCGTAATAGGTTTCAGTATAGTGATCGTAAGAATCAAAGGTTTTACTAATAGTTGCTTGTTGTACACACCATTTACGTAGTTTAGTATCCTGGTGATTGTGAATTAGACGAATAATAGGTTTCCGAAATGTAATTCCTAATATTATAAGGAGGAATACAAGGATGATAGAGGTCAATAAAAGTGTTGTCATAACTTTAATGTTTTAATGATTACGCTGCAAATATAAAGCATAATATTTATTTTATCAAATAAAATACTGATTATTTTCAGCCATTTGTTTTATGAATTTATAATATCTTGATTATGACAGGTTTAGAAATAAAAGAAAAATTAAAAAGATGTGGCTTTACCCAAAGTGAAATTGCTGTGAAATTAGGTGTAAGTCCTCAGACTTTTAATGCATATCTCAAGGTTGATGATATAAAAACAGGTTTACTTGAAAACATTGCAACTGCCATAGGACAAGATATATCGTTCTTTTATCCTAATATTTGCAATAAAAACAACTCTGCTTCAGTTAATGGAAACGGCAACTCCGTCGTTTCAGGAGAACATAATAAACTTGAAGTATCTAAATGCCAAGATGAATTAGAAGCAGCAATGCGTGAAATTCAATATCTAAAGAACATTATTAATGAGAAGGACAAACGTCTTGAAGGCAAGGATAAACTTCTCGAGGAAAAGGAACGATTGATTAATGTATTAATGAATAAGTAAATGTGGATTTTAGCCATTATAGGATTAGTAATAGGGATACTTATTATTACTTCCGCCAACAGGAAGAAAAGAATAAATGATATTATTGAAAAAAGAAGTGAGTACGATTATTACAAGCAAAAAAAGGCATACGAAAATAGCATTTATGAGGATAATATTAAGAATGAAAATGCTTCTGTAAGGACACATACAAATACATTCTCTAGTACTCAAAGACTTTCAAGCCATGAAATCCGTTCTTATTTACCCTATATGGATAATAAATTAGCCTCTATATATAGAAAGGCTATTATTGATGGACAACATAGTTTTAATGTTGGAAAAGGACTCATTGAACAATGGGAGAAAAATCGCATATTAAAGAAATCAGGTTCGATGCGGACCGACAGTACATCTATGCCCATATCTGAATATACAAAGGTTACATGGTGGAAGTTACAGCAATATTTCCCAATAATGGATAGTAAAATGTCAGCCGATTACTTCGCAGAACATTTGTTAGATGAAAGCAAATGGTTTACAGTGAAAGCAACCGTACTTAAAGAATGGGAAAAGAAACTTGCTGCATATAAAAATGATGAGAATAGTTTGCAGCTAACGGCATCTAATAATAATAAAGGAATAGCTTTTGAGAAGCAAGGCGATATTGCTTCAGCAATAGCTGTATATGAATCAAACTTGAAGATTGGATACCCAGCGACTCATTCTTATGAACGGCTGACGATACTATATCATAAAGCTGGTGATATAGAAAACGAAAAGCGTGTTATAAATATAGCTATCCAAGTCTTTACTGGTATAAATGAAGAAGAGGTGAAGAAATTTCAGAAACGGCTAATGAAATTAAAAGAAGACTACGTAAAGCCCGAAACCATATTACCCAAAGAAGCTACTATATACTATTCCAAAACCAAACCGTTAGGTGTACTATATGAAGAAGTGAAGTTAAGATTTAAGGAATTTGACTTTTATAATAGTGGAGAGGATCGTTCCTGTTCTTTTTTAAATGACAACAACAAACATGAAATCTGGAAAATTCAAAATAAGTTCAAGAAAATGATTTTGGATGCAAAAGAAAATGAAGAACAAGGTAGATTAGATAAAGCTTCTAAGATTTACGAGAGAATATTATTTGAGCAATTTTATTTACCAACTCCATACGATAAGCTCATTAAAATATATTCCAAGGCAAAACTACAAAATGAAGAAAGACGAGTTCTCGAATTGTCTATAAATCATTTTACCGAACTAAGGGATAGACAACAGAGCTACATCTATGCTTTAGCAAGAAAGTATAATAAATATGATTTTGCCAAAGATAGAGTTAACAACGAGAAAAAGATAACATATTATAATGGTGCTTTTGAATTGTATAATCCATATCCTATCATATCGAAATGGCAGGAACGATTGAATAAACTAACTAATAAATAAACTTATGGAAGCATTTGGATTTGTAGGTCTTGTATATCTATTGGCTGGAATCATCCAGTTGGTTATTCTTATTGTCTTGATTGTGAAGTTCCTCCAGCTTACAACTGATGTAAAGCAACTGAAAAACTTATATGCTGAAAGAAGCCGTGAATTGTCTTCAAGCATTGATAAACTTTCTTCTGTAATAAAGGAGCAAAGTAACTCAAAGGATAACGATAAGCCCCATGTTGCCAAGGATGAAAATATTGTAGCAGAACTGAAAAAAGAACCCAATAAGCCATATAACGAGGCTCCTGCTAAAGAGGTGCCGACAGTGGATGAAAACAGCGATGACTTCAAACAGCATTTACGTAAATGGAAAATTCTTAAAAACAAAGGATATACAGAACAAGCAATAAGAGAATACATGGAGTACACTAAACGTGATATGAATTCTGCTGTAGACTTCATTAACTCTATATAAACTGGATAAAGAAGCCTATTTAATTGATTGTACAACTAAGAAAAATAGATTTATGGAACAAGATATACGTTGGTTACAAAGATATGACAGCTTTCACCGGGCTAATAAGCGGATTCTGGATATAACTGAATCTGATAAGACTCCAGATAGTTTATCTGAACTTGAAATGGAAGGACTGATACAAAGATTTGAATATACTTTTGAACTTGGTTGGAAAGTCCTTCAGGACCTGTTGAAATATAAAGGTTACGAGTTTGTGCAAGGTCCGAATGGTACTCTTCAAAAGGCATTTGAAGATAATATGATCACGGATCATGACGGCTGGCGTAGAATGGCAAAAGCTAGGGTTACTACTTCGCATACTTATAATGAAGGTGACGCTATTGAAATTGTACGCAAAATATATGAGGAGTATTCGCTTTTGTTGAAACAACTTGATAGCAAGTTGAATGAAGAAAAGCTACGAATTGAAATGGGAACATTGTTTTGATTATGTACGGTCTTAGTGATACAGTAATAACGGATATTTGTAGTGTATTCCGGCGCTTCCCCAATATTGACAAGGTATTAATATTTGGTTCCAGGGCAAAAGGAACTTATTCGGAAGGTTCTGATATAGATTTGGCAGCTGTAGGAGAGAATATAACTTTTAACCAACTAATGGATATAAATATCCAGATAGAAGATTTGGGGTTATTGTATAAAGTTGACGTAGTTGACTATAATAAAAATGTAGGGACTCCTATTGGCGAACATATAGATCGTGTCGGACTGCTATTCTATGAGAAACAATGATCATAAAAGTTTAGAAGTCTAGCAGATTGATTGTGTAACTAAAATGTGATGTTATGAAAAATTATATTGTAAAATTTGAATTGAATGATACTACTTACGAATTACCTTTCTCTGCAGATGTAAATAGTAGTACAGTATTAAAACAATGCGCCGAGCAATGGGTTGAAGACTATGTAAACCAAACAATTAAATCAGGAATGGTACAATGGCGGATTTTAAGCGTGAGAGAAGATGAAAAATAAAATATCCATTTGGCTATCATCAATTGCCTTATTTTTCGCTTTACTGGCTGCAGGATTTACATTTTTTAGAACCACTCCGATGGAAGCTGATTGGCTAGGCATATTAGTCGGTATCCTTGCATTGTCTACTACTATATTGCTTGGATGGCAAATCATTAGTTATATAGGATTTAAAGATGAAGTTAAAAAGGAGATGGAAAAGACTAAAGCAGAACTCAAAGAAACAACGGATAACATAGATAATATGATTCAACAAAAGATAAATGAAACTCAAAATATTATCTACAAAAAGAATGAATTATATATACAAGGAAGCATAGCTTACTTAGAAGCTTATGCTAAAATTCTTAAAGACGACGCAACGTCTGACAATTACAGTTTCGCTTATGGAAGTTTAGTTAACTCTCTTAATTGTTATTGTAAATATGGTTGCGCCGCTGAAGTAAATATAGATAAGTGTTTATCGGCATTAAAACGTATAATTTCAGATTTCGACAATTTACAGAAACAAAGACATGGAGACAATCCTTTCAATCAATATATACAAAAGAATTTTTCTGATTTAGAATTCTCTAGAGATAATTTATTTGTAAAATTAAAAGCGGGAATTTTAGAGTCGAATAAGACCGGCATCCCTCAAAAATACATAGATGAATTCCTTGAAATTGAAGAAGAAAGAAAAAGAATAATAGAACAAAATAAATTAAGTATTGCCAAGTGGGAAACAAAAATGAAATTAGATAATCAAAACAAGAATAAAGCTCCTGATAATAAAGAATAAATATTATTGATTGAACAATTAAATAGTTTAAATATGTCTCTAATAGTAACTGCATATACACAGGAAGGTATTGTAATAGGTGCCGATAGTTGTATTACAACAAATTTCACACAAGAAGGAAAAGAACTATATAAACATAGCCATTGTGGGAATAAACTATTCTTGTTAAATAAGAAAATTGGAATATCAACTTGCGGTGATGCGATAATTAATGGTATTCTTCTAAGTTCTTTAATCGACCAATATATATGGTCTAAAAAAGAGGAAAATATAACTTTACTTCAAGTTGAAATTGATTTAAAAAATATAGTCAACAATCAAGCCAAAGACAAAGAGTATTATGTTATATTTCATATATGCGGATATGAAAACGGGAAAAGATATGTTTCTAAATTTGACAATAACGATAAAGAAAGCCATATCAAAGATGTTTCTGAACGTGACGGCTGTATTTATGATGGGCAAGTAGATATTGTTGACCTGTTTTCGCAAGATGTGGCATATAGGGGAACAGATGGTTTATATTATGATATCAACATAGAAAGATGTAGGTATAACGAACTTTCATTGCAGGAAACAATTGAATATGTCTATTTTCTTATCAGTACGACTATTCAGCACATGAGATTTACCTATAAAAAGGATAATGTAGGATTCCCGATTGATATTCTTGTTATAATGCCAAACGAGTCGCTATGGTTGCAAAAGAAAGAACTACATATACCTGGCAATTATTGATTCATCCGACTGGTTTCACTGCGAGATTGCTCGCAACTGATCCGAAAATCATCTTTTTTTGATTTTTGGGATATACTAGTTTTCATTTGAAATAAAACATCAATATCTCCTTCTAAGGATAATCTAAGGAGTTCAATAGGGTTAAAAGTTGGAATTGCGTCATTGGAATAGCAATATTCAAAAAGAATTTCTCCATCCTTATTTTTGATGGAAACTTTTGTATTAGATGAAGACTGCTCTGAATAGATGTGAAGTTCTTGTAATAGCATAGTGTTTTATCTTAATATATAATATATGGAAGAAAAAGACAAAATAATCGCATCACTCCGGCAACAACTCCGGAAAGTCCTGCGAGAAAACAGAGCTCAAAAGCAAGAAATTGCTCTCTTAAATCATGAGTTAGAAAGGGCTAAAATGAAGCCCCCAAAAGAGCGTTCTTTGAACTATCTTTGAAATGGTTAGCTCGCATCATTATAATTGACTGATATGTAGCTGAATATCCTTTATTATCACGCCGCTTTGGGAGCAGGGGGTCGTGGGTTCGAATCCCGCTACCCCGACGAAAAATTCAAGTTAAGAAAAGTCAAGTAGCATTAGGGGCTGTGTCAAAACTAAGGCACATCCCTTCTTTTTTTAATATAAAATAGTCGTTCCTCTTTTTTGTCTATGCGACTATT